TACGACCAGTGCCCAACCCCTTTGGGCGGCGGTATCTTTAAAGATAAATGGTGGGAGTATTACGACACTGATGTACCTCCTATTTTTGAGTATAGGTTGATAACGGCTGACACCGCCGAGAAGACAGGGACTTATAACGACTATTCCGTGTTCGGGTGCTGGGGAGTATACAAGAAAAAGGTGTATTTGCTTGATGTATTGCGGGCGAGACTTGAGCCCCCGGATGTACGCAGGGTGATGTGGGAATTTCACGATAAGCATGCCAATATACACGCGACTTCTGGAAGGCTAAACGCTGTATACGTAGAGGACGCATCAAGTGGTACAGACACAATCGCCACTTGTAAACGTGAAGGGATGAACATATTCCCGATACAGAGACATAAGGATAAGGTAACTAGGGCAATGGATACAGTGCCATATATAGCTTCGGGAAGGGTGTTTTTACCTAATAGAGCATCCTGGCTGTCCGATTTCAAGGATGAAATGAGAAAGTTTACAGCTATCGACACACACGATAATGACGACCAGGTTGACATGTTTATGGACGGTGTAGAAAAGGCACTAATGCCGCATGGTAATGAGGCGGGGGCCTTTTAAGTACTTGTTTTACACAATGTAATAATGTTACACTTGCAATATGGATAATACAGTTGAATTTACAGTTTCTGCCGCCGACTCTTTTAGCGAGTCCCTTTTTGTAGATAGAGAATTTAATTTTGGTTTAATTAGCAGTACTTTTGTAGGTGTTGTTACCTTACAGCGTAAAATGACAGGGACAGACGTTTGGCGAAATGTCGCGGTATATACTGACAGCTTCGAAGGTTGGGACACACAGCCAGGAGGAGCACACTACAGGTTCGGAGCACTTGCAGGCGAGTATACCTCAGGTTCCATGGCTGGCCGGTTAAGTAATGCCCGTATATAGAGGCTCTATATTTACATCAAGAATAGTCACTGAGATAGTACCTAAGATAATACCGCCGGTATTTCCTGAAGAGACCGATACTCCAACTGAATTTGATTTCGATGTACCCGGAGCGGGGTTGATTGTTAACTTAGATTCGTCTATATCTGAAAGCTTTTCATTTTCTGGAAGTAAGATAACAAGCTGGATAGACCAGAAAAACGGTCTGAATTTCAGCCAGGCAATAGACATAAATAGACCTGTTTTAGATGCAGACGGTGTTTTATTTAGTGGAGCACAGCGATTAATAACCCCTGCATTTGCACCTTTGGCGTTAACGTCTGCGATGTCGATATACGTTGTTTCTAGGCCTGTGGATATACTTAACCCAGCATACTCGACGCTTGTTTCACATACTACGGGGGCAAACGGGTATTTATTTAGATATGGCGCTGATCCGTCGGGTGAGGCAAGGTTTAACTTTCCTGCAAGGCAAGATATTAGTGCAAATGTGACCAGTTACGAGAGTGGTGTACGTAATTCTATAGGGGTTATTTTTGGTGGTGGGAATTTCCAGTACAGAAAAAACGGTGCTTTGTTAGGTACACAAAAAAATTATGCCGGTTCGGCTATATCCGCAAATGTGCCTACGTATATAGGGTCTACAAATTCAGGAGCAGAAGGGTGGGTAGGTACAATATCCCATGTTTTAATATATAGTAACCGGTTAACGGGAAAGGCACTTATAGACGTAGAACAAGCTTTGAACGATAAATGGGGAATTTAGACACTGTTTAATAAGTGTCTAAAAACGGATATACTGTAATTAAATATAAAATAAAGAGCTAAAAACATGCCTAAAACAAATACACAGTTACAACACGACATAAAATTGCTAAAGATGCAGGTTAATAGTAAAGAGGCTTTATCAAAAAACAGTAGTGATGGGGTAACGACTAACTCCGGGGATCTTGGTTCAATACGAGGTGTTAACTCGACGTACCTTTCTATCTTCAATGGCAATAGGGATCTTGGAGAGGTTTACGGCTACCCTGAGACGCCATCATTGGACGATTACATTGGAAGGTTCAAGCGTGGTGACATCGCAAAAAGGGTTATTGAGGCTTTTCCAGAGGCGTGTTGGGGTAAGAAACCAAAAGTAACAGACGATAATGACTCACAAGAGCAGTCCGTTTTTGAAAAAGCATTCGAGGACTTAGTAGGCTTAAAAAATGTTCAGTTGTATAGGTATATACAACGTTTGGATATCATAGCCGGACTAGGTAGGTACGGGCTATTGTTTATTGGGGTTAATGATAATAATAAACCTAATGTGCCTTTACAAGGTAGTTACACACCCTCTGATATCATGTACATATGTCCGTATTCTGAAAAGAACGCGTCCGTTATAGCTTATAATGAAGACCCCACAGACCCTAGATTTGGGTTGCCTGATATGTATCAGTTAAAACAGGGTGGATATGGGGGTGACACATACGGACAAATAACAACACAGTTAAATAGTACTACTGTAGATGTCCACCATAGCCGTATTATACACACCGCTGAGGGGTTACTTGAAAACGATGTTATGGGCACGCCACGACTGGAAGCCGTATATAATAAGCTAATAGATTTAGATAAAATAATCGGAGGAGGTGCTGAAACGTTCTATTTAAACTCAAGAGGTGGTCTACATATAAATCAAGATGTTAACACCCAACTTACTGACCCTTCCCTACTAGAAAAAAGAATGGGGGAATATACTGATAACCTAACTCGATACCTAAGGACAAAAGGAATGGATGTTAACGTTTTAAACTTTGACATAGCCGATCCGGAGAACTATTTTAATTCTGTTGTCTCTTTAATATCGGCAGCAACAAAGATACCTAAGCGTATATTGACGGGATCGGAACAAGGCCAGCTAGCTTCTACGCAAGACGAGACGAACTGGCTGGCAAGGGTCAACGAGAGACAGACGGGCTATTGTGAAAGTGAGATTTTAAATCCTCTTATTGATTGGTTTATTTTATATGGTATATTGCCTGAGCCTAAGGATGGGACTTACGCCATTGAATGGGATGACCTTAAAACTGTTTCAGATATTGAAAAAGCAGATGTGGCGGTCAAGAAGACCCAGGCACTTTCTAACTATTTAGGGGCTATCGGAGCGGATCAGGTCATGCCGCCTGAACAATTATTTACCGAGGTTCTTGATCTTGAATACAGAGAAGATGATTTACCTGACGCAGATGACCGTGACGTTTTGTCGGACATTGAACCTGTGGCGGCTCTAGATGACGAGGTTATATAAGAACACGTTAAAAGACGACCCAACGCGTACTTTAACGTTAAGAAATAAAGCTGTATCTGAAACAAACCGTAGGTATGGTGAGCTAAAATCTTTGGTATATGCAACAGTTGCAACAAATAATTATTTCAATATAAACGCCGTTCCATTAGAAGGATCTGACTTTGTTTTCTTAAGAGACTCAGAGAGACTGGACCGTTTCGACATATGGTTACAACAAACAATTGCGGAACTTATAACCTCTGGAAACGCTACACCCGGATCTTCTGAGATAAACTGGCTTTTAGAGTATATAGAGACAGGTTATGTAAGAGGTGTTAAAAAGGGCAATTCTCAGCTATCCTCACAGTTTGGGAATAACATTGTGCCGGATAGAATAGACATTTTTGCGGGCCCGTTTCATGTTGAGAAAGCCAGTCTTTTGTTTTCTCGAGATTTCACACAGTTAAAAGGTATAACGGCGGCTATGAGTCAGCAAATGAATTATATCCTATCTGAGGGTATTCTAAATGGTGAAAATCCAGAGAAGATAGCACGAAAGATGTTAGACCGGATAGATAAGATAGGGATAACCCGAACCCGTTTACTGGCTAGGACAGAGATAATAAACGCGCATAATTTAGGTACTATTCTTGAAGGGGAGGAAGTGGGCGACCTTCTTGGCGAGGAAATAGTGTACAGATGGATAACGGCAGGGGACGGGAAGGTAAGAACATCACATGCGATCCGTAACAGTAGGTACTATACCCAAGAAGAGGTTGTTAAACTTATAGGCGAGCCAAATTGTCGATGTTCGGTTGTTGCTGTACCTCTTTCACGTGTTCCGGAAGGGGTAAGGGTGATAGGTCTTAATTAATTTTACACTATTCCAACAATACTGTAAAAATGTTACACTCTGTAAATGGGAAAAATATTAAAACAACACTATCTAGCATGTAACGTTGACGAAACCGCTAGCAAACGCCGTGAAAAATTCGATGGGGTAGAGCATTTAGTGGTGCCAGTTGTAGCCGCGCAAGAAATGGTAATGAATGGTTTACTATACCCAGCGGAAGAATTCAGGGGTTGGGAAGATACCTGGAACGGTATCCCTGTACCTGTTAATCACCCTGTTTATAATGGTGTCAACATTTCTGCAAAAAGTCCACGTGTGCATGAGAAGAACAGTGTAGGTTGGTTCTATAATGTGGAGTTTACAGAAGATAAAAAACTGAAAGGTGAGATATGGCTAAATCTAGATAAGGCTGAGACACTTGGACATACTGAGATAGTTAATAAATTTGAATCTGGTGAAATAATGGAAGTTTCAACGGGACTATACTCAAGTGTTGAAATAAAAAGCGGTGAGTTTAACGGGAAGGAATACCAAGGTATCGTAAGACACATAAGACCAGATCACTTGGCATTACTTCCAAATGAGACGGGCGCATGTAGCGTAGAGGACGGATGCGGAACGATGAGAGACAATAAAGAAGCGTGCCAATGTAAAGAACCTAAAACAATTAAAGATAAACTTATAAAAGCCTTTAAAATGGTAGGGGAACAAGTTGGTTTTACTAGTAACGAGCTAAGTTACAGAGATATAATGGCAAGAATAGAAACCCTTTTACATGAGGAACAGCCACAAGGGCTGTCCTATGTATATGTGATAGACCTTTTTGACAATTACTTTGTTTATGAGGAAGGTAGAGACGGTGCTGAGACACTGTATAAAAGAAGTTATGGAATGATAGACGGCGGCATTCAACTTGGAAGTGACACCCTGGAGGTAGTCCGAAAGACCACGTATGAAGCAGCTGAAAGTAGTTCTATTGATATTAATGTTAGGGAGAGAAAATTGGAAGAGATAATTAAAAGTGTAATAGCTAACAAAGCCAATAGTTTTGTTGAAGCTGACAGGTCAATTTTAGAAGGTATTTACAAAGACATAATTTCTAAAATGGTAAGTAATGAAGAAGCTGAACCTGAAGCAGCTGAACCTGAAGCAGTTGAACCTGAAGCAGTTGAACCTGAAGCGGTTGAACCTGAAGCAGTTGAACCTGAAGCAGTTGAACCGGCAGCCGAAGCGAGTGAACTATTAGATAATATGAAAGACTCCCCATTAAAAGAGTTTTTAAGTAATGCTGTATGTGAGCACAAAGCACAAAAAGACGCTATCGTTTCAAACATTGTTAAGAATTCAGAGTTCAGCAAGGTTGAAGCTGAGGCCCTTTCATATGAGATGCTAACAAAATTAAACAACAGTTTAAAAACACCTGATTACTCGGGTCGTGGTGCATCTTTATCAGCTAACACAACAGTATATAAAGTAGCCAGCGTTTCACAGCTTGGCCGTAATAAAGGAGAATAAACAATGTCAGATTTAACACCAAGTACTATTTTATTAAACTCAGTAAACACCCCTTTTTATAAAGAGGCTAAAGCGGCTGAGGTCATCACACCGGGACAGTTTATTACACGCGACAGTAATCTAGAATATACTGTACAGGGCGTTGCAGCAGATATAGCGCCTCGCTTAGTAGCTGTGGAAAACAATTTATTAGGTAAGGGGATTGATTACGACTATCCGGTAGGTGAAAACGTTAGGGCTGTATATATGCAACCTGGCTACGAGGTTTACACTACTGTTGCAGCAGGTGCCGCCGTTGTTACGGCTGGTCAGTATGTAGAATTTAATGCCACAGGAGGTGTACAAGCTTTTCTTTCAGGTATTCAAATCGGTACGGCACTAGAAACAGTTGATAATAGCGGCGGTGGTACCCCTGCACGTATTAAAATCGAATTAATATAGTAAGGATAGGAGAAAAACAAATGTTAAAAAAGAAAACTATTAGCCAAGGTGATACCCTAGATAACGTCATTGTTAATTCTGCGGGAAAACTTGACCTAGCAAAGATGCGAAAAAACAGTACTCTTAGACGTGATGTGTGGGAAAAGCTTGATGATACATTGCTTGAAGTTGCAAGGCCAAGACTAACAGGTATTGCCGATTTAATAGACAACAATTTAGCCGATGACAGCTTTGGTATTGGTGATATGGTTTCAACATACGAAAAAGTTAGCGAAATGACAGAAGCTAGTGTTTCAATGGATGGAGCAACGCCCGCACAAAAAGATATTCTTACTTTTTCAGAAGCAAGCGTACCTATCCCAGTTTTTAGAAAAGACTTTCAATTAAACCA